TAGCGAATCAATTGATATGCCACAGTCCCGGGCTATGAATTCGTTAGTAAATCCCCAGGACTGTAACTGACGGATATAAGAAAGGCTATGAGGCCTTCTTACTTCTTTCCTGCCCATCCATCTCCCTTAAATATCACTCCAACAGTTGAGAATTGCTTCTCCATTAGCACTTGGCAATCTGAACACCATATCGAGTGATTAGAATAGACGCTAAATTGCTGTTCTACTGTGATTTGGCATTGTGGACACTTGAATTCATAGGTCGGCAATATCTACCTCCTTGAACTGGTCGGAATGTCCAGTAAAGAATTTTACCTTCAGCTTCTCTACGCCAGCCGCTAATAGGCAGACTCGACATCTAACCGACTTCATTTTCCAGTTACCACATTCCTCGCAGCGCTCGATGTCGTCTTCTTTGGAAGTGACTCTTTCGGCTGGGTAGATAATGCGTTGGTCGAAGCATCCTTGGCACTCAACGAGCCAGACAGTTCCCGGAGCTTCGGGTATGTCTGGACACTCGTATTCTTTGAGTAGCCGGTGAGGTCTAATGGCTTTGCATTGACCACACTTGAACGGATGGACGTCTAAGTTCACTTTCTAAACACCCATTTACCGGATTCGTCAATCTTCATCCACTTAGCCGGGCATTGTTCGTTACGATCTTTAGAGCTGCAAACCCATCCTCGATAGTCTTTGCCTTCTTTATTACCCTGCTTTAGCACCATAGCGCCGTGATTACAGATTGGCACTTCATCCACTATTTCAACGCCTAATTCATCAACTAGGTGTTGAATGTTATGGACTATTGGTTCTGGGTCTTCTGGTCTTTGTTCTTTAACGAACTCTGCCAGCTTCTCTGATGTTGTCTGAATTGGTTTATAGTGGCTCTGGTTGGATTTAGTCCCATTTGGCTTTGCCAAGTATCCAGCAAGTTGTAAAGCTCTCTGCAAGCTGCCAGTTTCCGCAAGTTCAAGGGCATATTGTTTTGTTTTGACTTCTGAAGATAGACCCGTCGTCCAAGGATTAGCATCAACTTCAGTTCTAAAGATTTCAGTTTTGACGATATAAACATCGCACTCCTTTGCTAGTGATTCGGCCAATACGTGAGTCTTAACGCGATAGTCCGGATGCGCCTTTGTAAATTCTGCAAAGCGTTCCCAAACTCCAACGTAGTTATCTAGGTAATTCGACATCTAAATTTAACCTTTCTGTTGCTCCTCTTAGACCATCTAAGAGCTGTTCTTTTAACGAATAAAATGTGCCGTCAGGCCAGTTCTGGATATCGTTAGCACAATCCAGACAATAGAAGCGCACTTGGTTTTTTCTTAATGGACTCTGGCTAACGCATTTCCAATAAGCAGGTTTCTGTGCTTTTAAGTTCCATTCGCCTCGATGAGATCCGTAGCGTTGCTTACAGATGTCGCACCATTGAGACGGGTTGCTATTCCGTAAAAGCGTCAAAGTCGCTCCAATCGGTAAATCGGATTCTGGATAACATTGTGGAATAACATATGAGGTCGATATACGAATCCGACCTCCCCGGACTTTCCACCATTCTTGAGAGTTTCGTCGCGATAAAAATAAGAACGACGTCAGATGGGTCTCGCAGCTGAATACCGAGAATTCTCGCGAGGTCGTAAATCCTCCGTATATTGTCTCTCGGATCACCATATTCGAGCCCTCTTTCATATAAGGTGTCTCTAGCGTCTTCAATCCACTCATTTAGAGACCTTTCCATAAGTTCCTCGTCCATCCTTTAGCCCCCTTTCATATCCTTTACGGAAGGCTCTATCTTCTCTGCCTTCGATTTTGTAAGCCTGATAAACCAAAAGGGCTGTTAAGAAGTAAATAACTAAATTACTCAACATCTGCACTCACCCCGAATCTATCTAGCCAATAGTCAGAAATTTCTTTCCGGGATAAACGCCCCCGCCCAGCTTTGCGGCCTAGATTCTCAATTGCGTATCGCCTGATTATCTGGCCTTTAACATAATTTTTACCATCAGTCCAAGCCCCGGATTGGGCATCAAACTTAATTAGGTCTACTTTATTTATCATTTAGCTCCCTTGTAAGTCCTAGGTAAATGGATTTACTGGCTAAATGTATTTAGATAAATCTATTTAGGCAAGTAGGAGTCGGGAGTGTCGCAAGTCTAAATAACCGACCCACTTCCCTATCTGTTGAGACCCTGCAAAATCGGTCTTACTAGGAAGGCTCTGCCAAAGCCATTCAGGCTCGTTTATAGCCCCTAAGTCGAACTCGTAGATACCTTTAGGAGTCGAGTTGATGTAAAGCGTTCTAGCGCCCGTTCTAGCCCTTATTTCGGCCAAGTAATCCCACTTCTTCTTCTCAATCATCAGAGTCGGATAATGGGTTCTACGACATTTCAGCTCTATGTATGCGTCGCCGGTTATGCCATCGGCTCGGTCGGTCGCCGATAGTGGCGTTAAGTCCGGATATTCGGCCTTTAGCGCCTCAAAGAGTTCGACCTCTCTAAAGTAAATTAGACGTCTTCCTCGCCGTCTTCCCATCCAATCTTCTTAATTGGATCTGAAGGGTCTACTACCCAATCCGGCCAGCTGTCTCTATCCATAGCAAAAGCAAGAGCTAGTTCTTCACTCATACCGGCTTTACGGCAGGATTTATAGATTTCCTGAGCTGCAATAGCCCAAAAATCAAGCTTTGTAGGAAGTTCTTTAACTGTGCGTTTACGGCGTTTAACAGGCTTCTTAGCGACGCGTTTTCTTTGTGCCACTCTTTACCCTTTCCGCTAAAGCAATTTCAAGGGTTGATTCTAACTTATCAAGTCTGGAAAGTAGCGGAAGGTTCTCGAGTTTTATAATATAGCGAAGGCCAGCGATAAGTAGGCCAATAGATCCGAGAACGGACGCTATAAAGGCTGCGACGTTACTTGCGTCCATATTGCTTGGAGTTCTTGTCTGCCCAGCGTAGAGCTGGGGCTGTAATAGCACCAATTAAAACTGCGTATTCTGGAGCAAAGTCGAGAAGGAATGAGACGCCAAGTGTTACGCCTGAAGCTGCAACTGCTAGGCAGTAATCCTTAAACGCTTCCTTAAATTCTGGAGTTTTGATTTTAGCGATTAAATCTTTCATCTCTCTCCTTCAACGTCGAACCAAGATCCGTCGGTATCCCCGGACGGGTTAAAGCTGATATGAATGTGAGAGCGGTGAGGGTTTGCGCCTTTGTATTTGCGCCATCTCCACCTGAGGATAGACGACGCAATCCGCCCATCATAGATAACATATTTAATGCGCTTGTCGCCGCGCTTGGCACATTTACGGATTTTGTCTGCGAGGCTGTGCGCTTCTTCTTTGTGAGCTTGAAGGTCAGCATCTATATCGATTGCTCGGACGATTCCATTAACCGGGATATGGTCTGAAGTGCCTTGAGCGAGATGACGACTATCAGCAATCCAACCATCACTACGCCGGTCGCGACTCGGATAATCATCGTCTATTTGTTCTCTAAGTTGGACGCCGGCTTTGCAGAGTTTAGCCATTAGCTCAGAAGTAGTTTTGCTTCTTCTTCGGTAATGCCCAAGCGTTCAAGAATCGCTTTTCGTTGCGTTAACTTGCCAGCAATTTCTTCTTCTCGCTCTTTCATTTCCACTAAGTTAGCCTCAACTTCGGCAATTTCATTCTTGGAATAATCTCTAAAAATTTCATCACCCGTAATTGCATCTACAATTTTTTCTTTATACACTTTAGCCTCCGTAAACATAAATAGTGCCAGCATCAAAATTACCAGTCGAAGAAATAATTGAAATTGAAGTTATTGCTGACGTTCCAGAATAATAACCTAATCCAGAGTAAGATTCATCTGATGTTGATCCTGTGCAGGTTGAGGCAAAAGCGACACTCTTAAACCCAGTATTTTTACCACCTAAGACTGTAAAATACATATTGCAGGTATTTGCGGCGCTATTACCCATTATTGCGCCTCTAATAGAAGTTTGAGAATCACTACCTACAATAAATGATTGTCCGCCATTATTAGTTCCAATTCCAATTGCGCCATAATTTGAGGCTGTATCTCCATTAAATCTCAGAGTAAAAATACTTGAAGCATTAGCGCTGGAAGCGCCTGCAATTCTAATTAAATAATAATCGTAAGAACTGACGTTAACAGTAATTGTCGCTGCACCTGTTAAAGCTGTTCCGCCAGCATTTAATAGTGTTAAATTCGGAGACCAAGCGCTTATCGCCGACCATTTGAGACCCGTAGCGGTAGAAGTATCTACGGTTAAAACTTCTCCGTTTACTGCGGATGACGCAAGACGAGCCGGAGTCGATGCAGCTGTCGCGGCAATAATGTCGCCTTTTGTAGTGACTAAGGAATCTGGAATTTGTGCGTCAATTTGCGTTTTAAGAGTTGAATCAATTGCTGATCCAAGCGAACGAATGGCGGAAGCGCCATCTTTGACTAACGCTGTGTCGTCCGGCGTAGTCCATCCATAATTTGTAGTTGTTGCCATTGTTCTCCTTTAAGCGACTATTGTAGCGTCGAGCCAAGTCAAAGTCGGACTAATCGTCAGCCAAGTCTCGGTTGCTGGAACATTGTTCCAACGGAAGGCTTGGAGAGAATAGGATATAGGCGAGACATTCAGGTCGAGAGTTAGTCGGTTGTATCCAGCTCGCCAAGTCCAGCCTTCGACGAATCCTTGAAACTCTCCGCCAACCATATTAGACGGAAGATTCTGAATGTTTAGCGGTAAGCCCATAAATACATTTAGAAGGCTGTCTCGGTCGGTGTCATCAATTTCAGGGCTACCTACCTCAAAGGTTATGCGACTCATCAAGAATTGAGGATAAGCGCGGATGTCTAAATAGAACGCGGCTTGGCTTTGTGCATCGGCTTGGTTCTTTAGAGTTGTTGAAACTGTGGCGGCTAATTGGCCGTAGTCAGTAATAGAGGCAGGGTCGGTGTCGGTGACTGATTGGTTGCCAGCGCTGCCGTAAGTAATAGTAATCGCGTTGCGAACATCGCCAGCTCGCTTGACTATGTTAAGCCCTGACCCGGTTGCGTGGTTGCCGTCTAGGTCTACATATCCGTTAGCGGCTAGATATTCGCCTCGGTGAGTGCTATCGGCATAACCGATGCGACCTTGGGCATCTTCGTAAATATAGCCAAGGCCTGAAGTAGCCAAGCCACTAACGACCGCATAAACGTTATTTAGAACGTTGCTCTGTGAATCAAGCTCATAATCGCCCGGCTGGTCTATTTCACCCAAGCCACTATTTTCCGCATTAGCCCAAGTTACAGTCGGGTCATAATCATTCCAAGTTGTAGCAGCTGGAACTTCGTCCCAAGTATCAAACAAGACACCGCTAAGAATTGTGTAAATCTGGTCGCCGTCATAATCGCTGGAGATATTGCCCTCAAATACAGCTCTAGCCAATCGAGCCAAAGCGCCGACGGCTACGATATTGATTCGCTGACTTAGCGCCGTAGATCCCGAGGTTGCTACTTCGATATTAAGGTCGCTGATAAAACCACCGAATAAATAAACATAAGTTCCATTGGTTTTTTTAACCTCGACTGTAAGAGGCATATTAATTTCATAATTAACCGACGATTCATTTGTTTCGAGTAATGAGAGGTTGCAATAGCCGGCTTGAGGTTGGGCATAGATGTCAGTTCGACCGGAGGTTATAGTCATTCCGGCTAAGGTTGCGCTGGTTACTGTGTAGCCGTTTACCTTGACTCGATACTCAGGATTCCAGAGTGTCATACATACTGGAAGGCGCTAGCGCCCCCACCTGTGGTTCTTTCGACGCTGTTTAAGGCATTGATGACGGATCTAGTAAAGCCCACTTCGTCAATTGCTGAAGGTGCGTTTACGTTGATAACGACGCCAGACCCAAGGGCTGTGTTGGGCGAAGTTGAACCATCGGTAAAACTGCTACCAGTAATTAAACCACCAACTTTACCTAAATTTTTACCTAAACTTCCAAAGGGATTGGTTAATAATCCTAGCAATCCGCTAGCTCCTGAAAGACTTTGTAACTTGGATAATGCTCTATCAATTGTTGCAATCAAGCCATTAATTAAATCGGTCAAAGTGCCGATTATTGGAGTGACTACTTTAATTACGAAACTAAACGCAGTAGCGATTCCTTGGATAGCCGAAACAACTTGGTTTTGTAATACTGGGACGAAATAACGATTGAAGAAGGTAAATAAGGTGACTAGGAAATCGTAAAGGTCTTGGAAATTAGATTTATTGTCAGTTATTGCCGTAGATACTTTCTCAACGGCTTCTCGCAAAGCTTCTAAGATTGGCAAGAAAGGCTCAGCGATTGCTTCTGCTGTATTTTTAATCTGAACTAATAAACCATTTTCGCCACCAAAGTTATTGGCTAATCCTTCAAGTGCCGGAGTGACTCGCTCATTAAATACCTCGAGCATTTGAGTAATGACAGGCAAGAAGGCGAAACCAATAGTCTCTTTAGCCTCATCAAAACGGACTTTCAGAATTTCCATTTGACCTTGGAAAGTCTTTGTTCTTTCAGTGGCAGCACCAGCAAAAGTCTCACTTAATTTGTTCATTGTGCCGTCTAAGCCGAGGGCTTTCATTTCGGCAGTCGATAAACCAATTCCTAGACGACCAAGAGCGCCAGTATTACCCTCATAGGCTTTACCTAAAGCATTTGCTACCTGCTCAACTGATTTACCAGTTGCCGCGCTAATATCAAGAGCTAAAGCAAGGCTTTCGTTAGCTTTGCCTAAATCTCCAGTAGCAGTTGCTAGGCGTTGAAACGCTGGCCGTAATTGATCGTCAGCAACTCCAAGACTTCGCGACATTGAACCGATTTGCTTTTCAACTGCCGCTATTTGTTGATTAGTTGCCCCTGTAACATTCTTAAGAGCATTGGCTAAACGATTTTGAGCAGCTTCATCTTCAACTGCTGCTTTGACTCCATCAATTACTAACTTAGTTGCATAAGCGCCAGCTGCGGCAGCAGCAGCGCCAAAGGCTAAAGCTGCTTTCTTACCAAAGTCTTTTAATTTATCGCCAAAGGTTTCAGTCTTTTTATTGGCGTCATTCATTCCTTTAATGAATTGGCCGGTTTCGGCTAAGACTTCAAGTTTTAACGTTCTCCAGTCTTGTGCCATCAGTTAGCCCATTTCTTTACGATTTTATTCATAGCAGAGATATATTTTAAGGTCAGTTGAGGCTGAATTTTGCGAAGGGTTGGGAAAATAAAATATCCGCGAGATCCTCCGCGGTATCTACCTGAGTAAGCTGGGAATTGCTTAAAACGATTAGATCCGAATTCAAGACCTGCCCAGAGTCTTTGTGTAGTGCCACCACCCGAAAAGCGCTGACCTGCAAAGCCGTAAGAGAGTCTTCCTGTTTTGGAAGTCTTGGAGATTGATACGCCTTCAACGACTCGTCTAACAGATTTTGACGAAACGTTACGCGAATAGCCAGCTTGTCTAATTTCTTCTTCAGCCATCTTCGCAATCTCAAACGCAACGATTTTAGATTCTTCAATTGCGTCATCTCCCATAAGAGTAAACGTCTTGGCTAATTTACCCAGTTCGCGCTTACTAAAAGCGCTGAAATCTGCGTTATCTGCCACTCCGCTTCTCCAATATCTCCAAGGCCGTTAATATGTCTTCCGCGTCATCCCAGTATTTAACTGGAATCCCGGTCGCTATTGCCAGCTCTACTAAAAGCCGATTTAGGCTTCCGGGCTTATGGCTTTTGGGTCGGAATCTCCTACTTCAATATCTGAGACCGTTTCCATCCAGACATCAAAAGGTTTAACCGGTTTCCCAGCTGCTTCTCTTTTCATCGCGTTATACGCCAAGAATAGAAGATCCCACATTCCTAGGTTTTCCGAGGCTTGTGAAATTACTTTAGAAGTAGCCTTCTCCCATTTAGCCCATTCCGGTGGTTGGGCAACATAAGTCGCTTCATCACCGGCGTTATATTTAATTGTGATTGCTAATTTCATTGCTCCCGATTCCCCGATCTATTAGCTAAATGACTCTGAAGGTTGTCCAACGACTGTCAAAGTCCAAGTATCTGTTAGCGCTCCCGGAGCAGCTCCACCAGCACTTGGGAAAATTGGAAGAACGTTGAAAGTAAAGACTGCGCCGCTTACTGCTGTGAATGAAACGGCGAGTGTTGTGTTAGGTGCTGATTCTGCATCAGCCCACATTGCCTCGAACAAGGAAGAAGCTGCGCCCCAGTCCTGTAATAGTTCGATTGTGAAAGTCCATTGCTTATCTACTGACTTATATGCGCGACCATCGAGAGTCTGGTAGGTCTCAATAATGGTTTCTGCTGAAAGTGTCGCGGATGTCGCTTGAGCATCGTAGGAAGACGAGTCAAGTGTGAAAGTGACATCGCGACCAGTAATTACTGTCGTTGCCATTTGTTCTCCTAGTTTGTTTGCTCGTAGCGGACGCTCAAGCTTATATCGGACACAAGTAGGTTTACTGATCCGACTTGAGTAACCGACGGCTGCGAGACTGTCGATAACTCATACTTAGACGCTCCAAGAGCGCTAAGAATACTAATAGTTAGTTTTTCTAAATTATCAAGCGAAGCTGGATTTGATAAATACGCAACTGCCGCCGTTACTGTGTAATTAAGTTTAACGCGAATAGAAGATTTACCGATAAGTTCCAATTCCATATATGGAGATGATGGAACTATCATAACTGCTGGAACTTGAGGTGATTCGGGAACGTGGTCGTAAACGTTGGCGCTAACAGCTGCTAGAGCTGTCTTTATTGCGCCTCTAACGTCATCTTGAATGGTGCTGGCTGGCATTAGCCCACCATTGTTTCAACATCTAAATAAGGCCCAAGAATTCCGGAGATACGATTAAAGAGGGAGCGACCTAACCGGAAAGGTGAGACAGTAAAGTCCACTCCCTCTATTTGACCGCCTGCTGCGGTTCTGGATTGGAAGATTTCGGTTGAGGTAACAATAACTGCATTTTCGACGTTTGGATTCCCCACATAGGTAGATGCGCCAGAGAGCGTCGCAGTTCCGGCTGGGATAATATTTTTCTCAAGAATATCTGCGTTAGTGATTGCGGCTGTGAAGACATAAGGCTCGATTAGGTCGTCGGTGACTGTGACTGTTGCGTTAAATGGAGATCCGCAACCTGTGACGATGACAGATTGCCCCTCGCTAAATTCGTGAATGGTTGAGGTAAAGTAATAGGCAACATTGTTTTCTAATTTTACTTTTTCAACTCGAGTAGAGTAAGTAACCAGCATTGGAAGAATAATATTTTCGCTGGCATCAATAATGTCATTCAGATATGCGTCCGAATATAAGGAAGACGAGACGCCAATAACAGCCCTCAACTCTGAAGCTGTGACAATTGTTGGCATCTCGTTTCCTTTCGTTCTTTAGGTGAGCGGCCAGCTCGGGAGCGGACTGGCCGTCACTTCTTAGTGCTTTAGTTCTTGTTGAAGTGGCAAGATCCGTTAGCAACTTTAACTGCAAGTGCTCCGTATCCGTAGTAAGCAACCTTGACCTGTCCAGTCGCAATAACATCAGCGCGAAGCTGGAAGCGAGGTGATTCATACCAAGTGTATGACTCTGGGTTGATTACGAACATTGAGCCGTCTCCGGTTGTGTATGTCAAAGCTGACAACGAACGAGAAACGTATAGATCCAAGCCAGCAACGTTTCCGCGTAGCGATTGTGGGCTTACTGCTCCACCTGCGTTTTGCGGATTTGATGCTGTGTAGATTGGTCGGCCATTGTCGTTGTAGGACATAATGTTTGCCCATTGTTCTGGAGATACAACGATTGAGCGAGCGAATCCGAGGCTGTTCTCATATACCTCAGCAGCAGCTTGAGCTACATAACCAAGAAGACCAGCAGCGGTGTTGTCTTGTGCTGTTGGAGCAATCTGGCCGGATGAGATGATGAGGTTTGTTACATACTTGTCAGTTTCCTTAGCGTATGCAAACTCCATTTGACGAACAAGTTCGTCGAAGAATACTGGTGAGCTTCTATCAAGAAGTTCAACAGAAAATTCCTGACCGCCAGCGAACTTCTTTACAGAAACGCTGAGGAAGTTGTTTGTCATACCTGTTTCGCCAATAGCGCCTTCTTCGGCTACTTCAGCGACAGTTGGAACTGCAGTAATCTTTGGAATTTCAAAAGTCATACCTGCAGCTGGAAGTGTTCCTCGTGAGATTGCATCAATTGAACCGCGATCTGCATTTGATAGCGGATTGATAATCTGTGCGAGTTGTGGGGTCGGAATTAGACCCGCGTTATTTGTTGTGGTGTCATCAGCAGCGCGAACATAAGCGCGAGCATCATCATCACCAAGAGCAGCGCGAACGCTGTTCTCTAGATATTTTGCCTTTGTGAACTCAAGGCGAGGTGCGGTGTAGAACGCTGGGCGAGATGCCTCAACGCTTTCCACCTTAGCTGCTTCTACCGCTTCTTCTACGGCAGGAGCAGGAGCGGTAGTGTCTGACACTTGGTCTCCTTCGGTTGGTTTCTCTACTTCAGCGGTCGCCGGAGCAGAATCTTCTGGTGCTTCGTTTTCAGATGCGGCTACTTCGCTAACGCGAGCCGAATCAATTGCTGGATCTGTTACAAGTGAAACTTCTTCTAATGAAGCTTTAGTAATTTTCATAACGCCTTTGTCGTTAGACCATTCATCAATCATCGCGCCAACGCTAAAGCCGTCTCTTAATCCGGTAGCAGCTTCTTCTAAAGCGTCATCTGCGGAAAATGTCTTAGCAAGAACGAACTTAGCCGTAATTCCCTTGTCAGTTACGTCATAAGAAGCGAGTTTGCCGATAGGTCGAGTTCTGTCGTGCTCAAGTAGCAACTTAACATTCTTCATTGCAATAGAATCTTTAGCGAATACAGTTGGGCCGACTGAAGTGTTGCCTTGTTCGTTCCAAGTGACAATCGTTCCGCTAATTGTGCGAGAAGCAACGTCTGCGGCTGTAATAGCCATTGGTAAATTAATTTTCATTTGGTATTAGGTCTTCCTCTCGCTGAATTTGCTCAACGCTCATCGCTCCAATTCGGTTTAGGATTTCGTAAACTTGAGCGCGTTCTAACGCGTTACCGCGCAAGAAGTCGTCAAGGTCAAAACGAACCATTACAGGATTTGGAACGAAATCTGGTAACGATAATCTTTCCTCAATTGCCTTAAGTATTGGGCGAAGTGAGAAATCAACTAATGAGCGCCGCTCGCTAACCGCGTTACTGTAAGTCATTGAAGTAGTCTCGGCGCTCAAGAAGTAAGCCGGTATTCCGCAAGCTCGAGCCAATTCTAGCGCCACATATTGACGAGCTTCAGTTAATTGTAAACTCTTAGGGTCAAAGCCAATTTCTT